AAAAAGGAAGTAAGACTGAGGGGGAATATAGAGAATGGCTAAAATCACAGTAACTTGTGAATGTGGACATACAGCAGAATATGATGAAAGTGAAATTCATTCCCATCGGCTTATTTGTGGTGATTCTACGGATGTTGTTGTTATTGATAGGCTTATGGATGGGGTAAAGGCTGATATGGTGTTTACTGATCCACCATACGGAATGAACCTTGACACTGATTTTAGCAAAATGCATTCGGAAAACAATCACGATTTTCAAGCGAGTAAAAAGCCATCAAAAGGTGGAAAATATGATAGTGGCAAGGTTGATGAATTCCATCCGGAAATGATAAACGCTGTGTTTGAAACAGGTGCAGAGGAAATTTTTCTATGGGGGGCAGATTATTACGCAGAGTTGTTGCCGAACAAGAACAGTGGTTCTTGGATTGTATGGGATAAGAGAATGAACGATACAGATGATTTGCAAGACGGGAGAAATGCAATGGATTTGGGCTACGGGTCGTGCTTTGAGTTATGTTGGAGTAAAAAGCGACATAAGAGAGATATTGCAAGAGTAAAATGGTCTGGATTGTTTGGAATGGAAAAAGAAGATACCAAAAAAAGAGTGCATCCGACACAAAAGCCGATAAAGCTTGCAGGATGGTTTTTAGACCGATATAGCAAGGAAGGACAGGTTATTGTTGACCTTTTCGGCGGTAGTGGTAGCACACTAATAGCCTGTGAACAGTTAAACAGAAAATGCTATATGTGCGAATTAGATCCGCACTATATTGACGTGATAATAGACAGATGGGAGAAATTCACCGGGCAAAAAGCAGTATTGCTGAACGAGGACAAATGAATGAGAAAAACTTAGTACCGTTTACAAGTGAGCAAAACCGTGAAGAAGCCGCGAAAAACGGGAGAAAAGGCGGCAAGGCATCTGGAGAAGCCAGACGTCGAAAGAAAAACATAAATCAGCTTGCCGCAATGATACTAGAAAAGGAGCTATCTTCAAAACAGAAAGCAAGTGTGAAGAAGCTGATCCCTGACATCGAGGATGATGATCTGACGGTGGCGGCGGCTATGGTGGCGGGGCAGGCGTCGGCGGCGATCAAGGGCAACACGTCGGCATTTCTGGCACTTGCAGAGAGCGCAGAAGCCGCGAGGAAGGGTGAAGACTCAAAGAGGTATGAATTACCCGCTCGTGTTATTGGGAAGGCATACGTTGACATTTACAGGCATATTGAGCCGAACAAAAAATATGTGTTTGAGGGCGGCAGAGGTTCGCTGAAATCATCTTTCGTATCGCTGCTTATCGTTGAGCTGCTGAAGAACAACAAGGATATACACGCCTGCATCGTGCGCAAGGTCGGAAACACGCTTAAGGATTCCGTATACGCACAGATGAAGTGGGCAATCAATATACTTGGTTTAACGGATGAGTTTGAATACCGTGTCAGTCCTTTGGAGATACGATACAGGCAGACAGGACAGGTTATATATTTCAGGGGCGCGGATGATCCTGTGAAGCTGAAATCAATTAAACCGGAATTTGGCTATATAGGTATCCTGTGGAAAGAAGAAAAAGACCAGCTTGCAGGCGCAGCGGAAGAGCGTTCGATCAACCAGTCCGTACTCCGAGGCGGCAACATTGCGTTTGATCTGTCGAGTTACAACCCGCCAAAGAGCAAAACGTCATGGGTAAACCGTGAGAAACAGATCCCTGATGAGAATAGGGTGATACACACATCAACGTACTTGGATGCGCCGCCGGAGTGGCTTGGGCAAAAGTTCATAGATGATGCCGAGCACCTGAAAGAAGTAAATCCCGAAGCGTATGATCATGAATACATGGGCATACCGAACGGAGACGGCGGCAATGTATTTGAGTACGTCGAGGTGCGGACGATCACAGATGAAGAGATCGAGAAGATGGACAGGATTTATCCGGGCGTTGACTTCGGGTGGTATCCTGATCAGTTCTGTTATCTTCGGACGTATTACGATGCGGCGCGGGAAAAGATATATCTGATTGACGAACTCTATGTCAACAAGTGGTCAAATGAGAAGACCGCTCAGTGGATAAAAGATAAAGGGTATGACGATTACACCATTATCTGCGATTCAGCTGAGCCAAAGTCCGTGAATGACTTTCGGGATTACGGCCTGCCCGCGAGAGGCGCTGTGAAAGGGGCGGGTTCGGTTGAATATGGGTTTAAGTTTCTTCAGCGGAGAACGATCGTTATTGACCCGCGCAGGACGCCGAACGCGTACAAAGAGATTACAGAGTACGAGTACGAGAGAGACAAGGAAGGAAACGTAATAAGCGGTTACCCGGATGGCAATGATCACGCGATATCTGCATTAAGATATGCGTATGAACCGCTGTTCAACAGAAGAGGCAACAGCGCATGAACATATTTAAGAGGATAAAAGGATGGTTTGACGCCATGTTCAAAAAGAAGGCCAAAGAAGAGTTTGAAATCAAACAGGTCAATACAACCACCATGGATGAGCTGATTGACTTCTGTGCGAGAATTTATTCCGGGCATCCAGACTGGGTAAATGTTGAGGATAATATTCAGTCGATCAACTTTGCGAAGACGATCTGCTCTGAGGTCGCAAGGCTGGCAACGCTTGCAATCGGTATTCAGATCGAAGGCGGCGCGCGCGGAGCATGGCTGCAGAAGGTCATAGATGATACAACGTACTTCCAGTTGCGCCACTGGGTAGAGTATGGCGGTGCTTACGGAACGGTTATCCTGAAACCGTCAGGCGATAAGATATCCATGTACACGCCGGATGATTTTATTGTTGTAGACAATGACAACGAGCAGATCACCGGGGCCGTGTTTATCGAACATGCGGTAGACAACGACAGGTACTACACAAGACTGGAGTATCACAGGTTCGAAGGCGACCTGTACCGGATAACGAACAAGTGTTACGTGGGGAATAATAAAGACGATACGGGTAATTCGGTTGCGATCGAGGCTACACCGTGGGCGGGGCTGATGCCGGAGACAGCCATTGAGGGGCTGACAGCGCCTTTGTTTGCGGTACTGCGGATGCCTGAAGCAAACAATGTGGAGGTAGGCAGTCCTTTGGGCTTGCCTGTATTCCATGCGGCATGTACGGAACTGAGAGATCTTGACATTGCATACAGCCGTAACGCCGAAGAGATCATGGACAGCGCAAGAACGGTACTGGTTGACAGTGACGTAATGATGCCAGGCGGACAGCCTGTATATACTGTAAACGGTTTTGAACGCAGGCGCGAAGAACTGAAGCTGCCGAGATACGTTAAAGCTGTTTTTGGTAACGGTCAGGATGAACTGTATCACGAGATCAACCCGGCATTGAATACGGATGTACGAATCACTGGAATCAACAACCTATTGTCTCAGATCGGTTTCAAATGTGGATTTTCAAACGGTTATTTCGTGTTGGATGAGAAAACAGGAATGGTCACAGCAACGCAGGTTGAGTCAGATGACAGGCGGACGATCCAGCTTATCAAAGATGTGCGGGATAAGCTGGAAAGATGCATGGATGACCTTCTGTACGCTCTGAATGCCTTTGCGGATCTGTATGGTTTTGCCCCTGCCGGAACGTACGAAGTTACCTATGATTTCGGGGATATTACCTATGACCGTGAAGAGGACCGAATGAGGTGGTGGCAGTATGTACAGGCAAATAAGGTTCCTGCATGGATGTATTTCGTCAAGTTTGAGGGCATGACAGAAGAGGATGCGAAAGCCATGGTGGAAGAGGCTGCACCGAAAGAGCCAAGCCTGTTTGGTGAGGAATAATGCTTACACCCGAATACCTTTTGCACGTATCAGAAGGGGCTGAAGAGATAGCAGCCCGGCTTCATACAGACATTGTAAAGCAGATAGCCAGAAGGGTTCTTGCAAGGCAGCAGAGGGGCGCTGATTACATACTGACCGCTGCGGATAAGTGGCGTATTCAGTCCTTGCTTGATGCCGGATATATGCAGGATGATATAGCCGAGGATATCGCAAAGGCAACCCGGCTTGAAAAAGCTGAGGTTGCGGAAGCGTTTCGTGATGCCGGAGTGACTGCCACAAAATACGACGATGAAGTCTATGAGGCAATGGGGATTCCGACAGGAGGAACTCAGAGTCCGTATTTTACACGGCTGATGCAACGTAATTATGAAGCCACAATGGGAACGTGGGAGAATTATGCCAGAACGACCGCAGACGCCTCACAGCAGACTTTTATCAGCACGATGGACGATATATATACCAAGGTGGCAACAGGCTCACAGAGCTATACAGAAGCGTTCACAGAGGCGATAAATAAGCTTGCCGAGACGGGAGTTGTTGTTTTCTATCCTTCCGGCCACAAAGATACCATTGAAACAGCAACGCTCAGATGCGTCAGGACTGGAATATCGCAGGCATCAGCGCAGATCCAGCTTGCGCGTATGGATGAGTTTGGGGTTGACCTGGTTGTTGTATCTTCTCACATGGGCGCAAGACCGTCACATCAGGTGTGGCAGGGTAAGGTTTACAGCCGTTCGGGGAGCAGCAAGAAATATCCTGATTTCGTTTCGTCCACTGGGTATGGAACAGGCGATGGATTATGTGGTTGGAATTGCCGCCATAACTTTTCGCCGTACTATGAGGGGATGAAAAATCCTTTTGACCACTACACCAAAAAAGAGAACAACGAACTTTACGAAAAGACGCAGAAGCAAAGATCCATGGAGCGGGCAATTCGGAAGACAAAGCGAGAAGCCGAAGTCTTAAAGGATGCTGCAGACCATGCAGAGAACGGAGAAACAGCCAGTGGTTTGAGCGAGTCAGCGCAAAAGGCAAGGAAGAAACTCAAAAGGCAGATGGAGGCATATAGCCAGTACTGCCGCGAGAATGATCTGAGGCCATTGCCGGAGCGGTTGAAGATAGCAAAGGCTGGAAGGCTGACAAACGATGTAAATGTTGAGCCTAGAAAGATTGAGGCAGTTGCACAAGAACCGGAGCGCCCGAAATTCAAAACCTACACAACGAAGTTAAAAGCGGCAATGAAAACCGATGATTATGAAGCACTTGGGAAACTGGTAGACAACAACCCTGAAAACGGTGTAAAATCATTATGGGAACGGTTTGCAGACAAGTGCAAGCGCATAAAGGTTTCTTTGAATGGCGGGGCATATAGTCCTGCGCTTGATACGGTTGAGTTCTGCTATGAAACACACGAAGGCATGAGCAGGTATTCCACTGCGGCGCATGAGATGTCGCATATGTTCGATTCACACCTGGGGAAGGTTGAACTTTCTTACAAAGAGGTCGATGCAATTAATACGCGCTGCAAATTCGGTTCGGGAATGCTTAAAACCATCAATCCAGTGGCGTCTAATAGTGATTTGTTTTTGAGTGCTGTTAGAGCAGACAAAGAAAAACTTGCCGCATTGTTAAGGGATAGCGGCACATGGGCTGTTGTCAGAAAGGATAACGGATCGGCTGGAATACAGGATGCCATGGACGGACTCTTTTCCAAAAAGGCCGCAACACGATGGGGTCATGGCGATAAGTATTACAACAGGTTTTTCAACGGACGGATAAAAGGTTTTGGAAATGACAAGGAGCTGACGGAAATCTATAAAGAGTTGGGACTTGCAAAAAACGCAACGCAGGCCAAGACGCAGGCAAGAATCTATGAAACGGCTTCTGAGGCGTGGGCAAATGTAGGCAGTGCGTTAACTTGCGGAGGTCCTGCGCTGGAGTATTTCAAGAAGTATATGCCTAATACAGTAAAGGCATATTTGCAGATAGCAGGAATGGGGTGATCATTTGAACTTAGACGATTATCTGGAAAAGTATCTTGATCATTTTGGCGACAAATTCCCGATGATACCGCTTGGTATGGGAAGAAATGATGATGAAATTATAGGCATCATTAAGGAATGTCTTGAAAAGAACAAGGACGTATACGAACTTGGTTTGGTCGAAGACGATGATAATGTGGTTTATTAAAGCATCCGCAAGGGTGCTTTTTTATTTGGTCAGTTGATTAGACCTAAAACAGTCAGTCACTTGGGCGGTGGTTACAGCCCTAAAACAACCTAATAGTGAAAGGAGCACGTAACATGAAGACAGAAGAATTGCAGGCAATTGGACTGACAGAGGAACAGATCAAGAAGGTGTTTGAGCTGAACGGCACGGACATCAAGGCAGAGCAGAAGAAAACTGCAAAGGCCGAGACAGAACGCGATCAGTGGAAGACCAAAGCAGAAGCCGCAGAAGAGACTTTAAAAGGCTTTGACGGCGTTGATGTTGAAGGTCTGAACAAGCAGATTGCTGACTGGAAGGAAAAGGCAGAACAGGCCGAGAAAGACTACCAGCAGAAGATCTATGACCGTGATTTCACGGATGCGCTGAACACTGCATTTGCCGACATTAAATTTACCTCTGACGCTGCAAAGCGCGCAGTCATGGCTGAAGTGAAAGAAGCCGGGCTGAAGCTGAAGGACGGAACCATTCTTGGACTGACAGACCTTTTGAAACAGATCAAAGAAAAGGACGAGTCAGCATTTGCGCCGGAAGGCGACAAGCCAAGGTTTACCGATGTCCCGAAGGGAACAAACGGCGGCAATGGAAACAAGAGCCTGAAAGATCTGTCACTTGATGAGAGGATAAAGCTGAAAAACAGCAATCCTGAGTTATACAACAAACTGAAAAAAGGAGAATAAACAATGCCTAGAACAGGACTTTTTGGGGGCTTCCCCTTTGACCCGGAAGTATTTGCAGAATATATGGCTGAACAGCCGACATGGAATGACGTAATCATCGCATCCGGCATCATTTCAGAAGACAACACGATCATGGATCTGATCGGAACGAAGGGCAACGTTGCTACACTGCCTTTCTACCAGGCGATTGATGCGGACGCAACCGGTAACGCACCTCTGAACAACGACGGTCTGACAAATAACGTACCGGTAGAGATCGCAGGCGCAAAGCAGACCGCTATGCTCATTCAGAGAATGAAAGCATGGAAGGCAAAGGACTTCACAAAGGAGCTGACAGGCGCTGATCCGATGCAGCATGTAGCAAACTCCGTAGCTGGCTATTACAGGCAGGTATGGACATCAGAGCTTATGAACATCCTTGACACTGTTATGGGACTTACCGCAATGTCAGGCCATGTAACCGATATCTCCGCATCCGGCTCAACTGTAACGGATGATAACAAGATCGGTGAGACATCCCTGATTTATGCAGAGCAGAAAGCACTGGGGGACGCTGCAGACAATTTCGGAATGATCATTGCTCACTCCATGATCGTTGCTCGTTATAAAGCGCTTGGTCTTGTGGACTATGTGAAGTACAACGAAGCAAACGGCCTGCAGAGAGAGATCAACCTTCCGACTATCGGCGGACTGGTACTTCTTCAGTCTGACAGACACACCGTTGACGCTTCCGGCACAGTGCCGAAGTACAAGACAACAATCATCGGAGCCGGATCTGTTCTTTCCGCACGGAAGAACAATTACGAAAATCCGTATTACACAGATTATGATCCTGAGACTGCTGCCGGTGTTGAGAAGCTGTACACGAAGGAGGGCCGCGTGCTTCATCCGAACGGTTTTGACTTTGCAGTTGGCAATGTTGCTACAGAGTCTCCGACCAGAACAGAGCTGGGAACGGCTGCAAACTGGAGTCTGAAGTTCAACGAGAAGAACATCAGAATCGGACAGATCATTTCCAACGGTTAAGGAGGTGCTTCATGCGCTTTACGGTGATATTACAGCAGCCGTATCTTGTGGCGCATGGCGTGGCATACCCGGTTGATATCGAAGGCACAGAGGTTTCCTACTTTGAGGAAGGCTCTGTGCCTTTTAAGGGTGAAGGTGAGTACTGCCTTGATGAGATCAGGGCGAAGTACGGAAGCCATGTAAAGCACAGGACGGAAAAACGGCGCAAGCGCAAGGAGGAGTAAGATGTACGCGACACTGGAGCAGTATGTAATGTATTACGGAGAGATAGCGGAAGATGAATTCAACCGCCTACTCATCGAAGCACAGAGATATATGGATATCCTGACCACGGGAATTGACAATGTGCGCAAGCTGAAAGTGGCATTCCCGACAGAGGATGCGGAGAATATCGCTTACTGCGCCTGTCACATCGTTAATATCCTCAAACAAATTTCGGATGCTGAAGCCTCCGCAGCATCAGCCAGAGGGTACACAGAGGGCGCAAACGGCTTGCAAGGGAAGGTTGTGTCTTCTGTATCCGCTGGTAATGAGTCCGTATCATACGGAACCGCTAGCGGGGAGCTTTCTGCGATAGACAAAGCCATTGCTGACCCGGAAGAAAAGAAAAAGCTGATCGAGAGAATTGTGAAGCTGTGGCTGTCTGGAGTGACAGACGCTAACGGCGTAAATATTTTGTATATGGGGAGATATCCGAAGAATGTATAAGGATACTGTAACGGTTTTCAACAGAGTAAAGACCCGAAACGGGGATATATGGTATCCGAAGGTTCTTCATGGGGTAAACCTCAATAAAGACCGTGGAGCGGTAGTCGCTAAGTACGGCGAGAATTCTGCAGACAACGCGATACTCAATGTACGGATCAACGGAAACAAGGCCGGAGAGTATGATTACTATTCCCCGACTGAGTGGCAGAGACTGGAAGACAAAACAACCGCAGTCACATTTGCCCCGGAAGACTTCTTTTATGAGGGTGAATGGTCGGGGAGTTCCCCTGCTGCGGATGAGAACTACGGAGACCTCAGTTTTTTTGAATACATGACAAAGAACTTTGACTTTGTATACAAAATAACACAAATAGGCTACTTCAGCGTTATCCCCCACGTTGAAGTAGCCGGGAGGTGATCCGGTGGCACATAGTTTTAATTTCACTGACGTTCACGTATCGAACGATGACGGCAGAGTGAAGATCAGGATGGATCTTGACATGGAGCGCTTTGAGAAGCAGTACACAAGGGCGCAGTTTCTGCTGGACAGCGAAGTCATGACCTGCATGATCCCGTACATGCCGATGATAACAGGGACGTTTATCAACGTCACGAAGGCAATGTCCGCAGCAATAGCCGGTACGGGTTATGTATATGCCGCGGCACCTCCGTATGGACGTTTCCTGTACAAAGGTAAAACTATGGTAG